ACTTATTATCCAGCAGCTAAAATCATTAATGATACTGATGCACATACAGGCAGATTTGGTTGTGTTCAAGCAATCAAAGATTCTGAAATTGCAACTTTAGTAGCGGAGAATATTACTGGCGATCTTACAAGTATTGATCTGAAATCAAATTGTAAAATTGAAGGTGTTATTACGAGCATCACACTTGCAAGTGGAACTGTTGTTGCATATTTATTATGAGCCTTGCAAATGCTTTAAAAAAAGCAGCATCAAAAACACTCAGCAAGTTAGGTGGTAATGTAACTATTAGAAAAGTTACTGCTGGTTCATACAATACAACAACAGGTGTAATAGCTGAAACAACTGCTGATACAACAATTAAAGGTGTTTTAGATAGTGTAACAAGGTCACAGGTAAATGATTTGATAGAGCAACAGGATAAAATTTTAACAATATCTGCAAATGATTTAGATTACGTTCCAACAACAAAAGATAGAGTAGTTATCAGTAGTGTTGAATTTAAAATTATATCTGTCAGTACAAACGAACAGAATAATACACCAATTACATTTGAACTTATTTTGAGGTAATTATGGCAAGAGAAATAAGACTTTCTGGAATTGGTGAACACTTTGAAAAACAAGTAAAAGATACAGTTCGCAAAGCCACTTTCGTATGGAAGGAAAAAGTAGTTAGGGCAACACCTGTAAAGTCGGGAACACTCAGAAGGTCTTGGGATACAGATATAGAACCATTTGTTGGAGAAGTTTTTACAAATATTGAATATGCTGAACCAGTTTGTTACGGCACCAGTCTACCACCAAGTTGGGGAGGGCAATTTAGAACTACACCAAAAAACAATACTATTAAAGGGTTTCCAGAATTAATTGGTAAACAGTTGGAAGGTTTTATTGAAGATGAATTTAGGAGAATGTAATGGCTGCACTAGATTTAAATACAGTACGATCAACTATTGAAGGTAGACTTGCTACTGAATTGGCATCAAGTCCTGCTATTCCTGTTGTATTTAGCAATATGTCATTTGATTCGACAACTGAAGATACATTTGTTCAATGTGAAACAAGTTTTGGTGGTGGAAGATATTTAGCTGGTGGTGTAAATGTTGTGGTTGGCTTACTTACCATAAATATTTTTACTGAAGAGGGAATTGGCTCTGGTGCAAATTATGTTATTGGCAAACGCTTGCGTGACCTTTACAATAAAATTACAGTTTCAGATGTTATTTTTGATTCACCAGTTGGACCAGAAGTATTAACTTCTAGTCCAGAAGGAAAATTTCAAACACAAATTAGAGTAACATTTGAAATATATGAGGAACTTTAATTATGCCAAAACTTGAAATTACTGAAGAAATGTTAGATGTTATTGAAATTGTTAAAGGTAGAAGAGAAGCAAACTATTGGGATCCTGAATGTAGAAAATATTATGAGGCACAACAAAATTCAAAAAAAGATGTGAAAAGTTCAGAAAAAGGTTAATATAAAATAAATACTTTTTTTCTGTCATGGCTACCAAAGGTGATGTAGGTAAACTGATGTTTCACAATGCTGGTGGAACTGAAGCTGATGTAAGCGATCTAAGGGCTTGGAATATATCCATAACAAAAGATACCCAAGAAACAACAAAAATGGGTGATACATTTAAAAGTTTTGTTGGTGGTCTAATTTCTGCAGAAGGTGGGGCAACACTTTTATATAATGCTTCTGGAAACTCAGATTATCAAGCATTTATTGATGATGTTCTTGTGACAGGTGATGCTGGTGATGCTTTAATTGAACTTTTCCCTGACTCTGCACAGTCAGCAAAGAAAATAAGTGGTTCTTGTATAATTACAAATGCAGATCATTCCGCAACATTGGGTGAAATTGAGGAGATCGCCATAACATTTACAATGACAGGTACCATTACTTCTGCTGTGTAGTATATTAGGGTAATACAATTAAAACCCTATGGCAAAAAGAAATGTAGATCTTATTACAGAAGCATTTGCTGATGTAATGACTAACAGAAGAAAGTATGTGTTAAATAAACCAGATGGCTCATTATTAAAAGAATTATATTTTCCACCATTAACTAGACATGACAGAATACAAGCTCAACAGTTAGCTGGTACAGAAGAAGGCTTAGTTATATCAACAAGACTTTTATGCCAAATAGCACAAAATGAAGATGGTTCAAAAGCCTTTGCTTCTGCTGATGCTGAGAACCTCAAAAGATTTCTACCAGAGACAATATTAAATGATCTAGAATTATTTATGATGGGATTAAATGTTGACTTAAATTCAGCAAAAAAAGAATCAAGCGAGATAACTGGCTAAATTTTGAGTTTTTTCTCGCAACAGAACTTGGTAAAACGTTAATTGAATTAAGAAAAGCTATGACAGAAGAAGAGCTTGTCTTTTGGGCGGCATATTATGAAGTTAAAAATGAAAGAGAAAAACAGGAATTAAATCGTCAAAAGGCTAAAACAAGGTAATATATAATAAAGTCTCTTTGCGTTTGTGGCACAATCAACAGTCAGATTAATAGTTGATGCTCAAAATGCAATTAGACCATTGCAGCGAACAGATCAGATAACACAGCAACTAAGCAAGAATACAAATAAATTAAAAAGTAGACTAGACAGATCAAATCGTTCATTTAGAGATCAAGGAGCATCAGCAAGAGTAGCTGCTGGTGGTGTACGCACCTTAACAAATTCACTTGCTCCATTAATAAAAGCACTAGCACTAGCAGCAACATTTAGATTTGTTTTTGTTAAAACAGCAGAACTTCAAACACAAAGAACTGCATTAATACAGCTTACTGGTTCTGTTGAATCTGCAAATAAAATTATTAAAGAGTTACAAGCATTTGGTAATGTAACACCATTTACAAGTAGTGAATTAATTGAACAATCAAAACGATTAAAAGCTTTTGGTTTTGAAACAAATGATTTAGTTGACACTGTAAAAAGATTATCAGATGTTGCTGGTGCTACTGGAGCAGATTTAAGTGGAATATCAACAGCCTTTGGTCAGATATTGGCGAAAGGTAAATTACAAAGAGAGGAAGAATTACAGTTATTAGAAAGAGGAGTTGACATTACAAGTGAATTAAAACGTATTACAGGTCTGCAGGGAGAAGAATTTGAATCTGCAATGAGAAAAGGTAAGATTGGTGCTGATTTAGTAAATCAAGCATTAATAAATCTTACAAGTGAGGGTGGTGTATTTTTTGGTGGTGCAACAAAACAATCGCAAACATTAAATGGTCAGTTATCAACTTTTCAAGACAATGTAGAAACACTTGCAAGAACCATTGGTGAAGTATTAGAACCAGCATTAATGGGTACTTTAAAAACTGCAAATAAAGTTTTAGGAGCAATTAATAGATTATTTTCAAGTGAATTTCAAAGACAAATAAGTGGATTTAGATTAAATCTTATAACCCCCGGTGGACTTAAAAGTGATTTAAAAAAAATAGAAGATTTTACAAAAGATATACAACCACTAGGTCTTGATACTGAGGCTATTGATCTTCGCATAAGTCAATTAAAAGGAACCTCCGAACAAATAAAAAAAATTACAAACAAAATAAATGAAGGTGGAGTATTAAATAGACCATTTTTTACAACAAAAGAAGAGGAAGCACAAGTTTTAGAAACACAAGAGGCTATAAGATTAAAAATAAATGAACTAGAAGAACGAAAAAACCTACTTTTAGGTATTAATAATAATAAATTAGATGAACAGAATAATAAAATTAAAAAAATAAAAGATAGTACTGATGGTGTAGTTGAGGCTTTTGAAGCAATTGGTCAAAGTATTGCTCAAGGTGTTTCAGATGCATTAGTTGGTGCAATTTTACACGCAAAATCTCTTGGTGAAGCAGCCAAAGGAATTTTAAATGATATAGCATCACAACTTTTAAGACTTGGTATCAATACAGCTTTAGGTGCAATTTTTGGTGGACCATTTGCTAAATTGCCCGGCTTTGCTGCTGGTGGCAGACCACCAGTTGGCAAACCATCAATTGTAGGAGAACGTGGACCAGAATTATTTGTACCATCTTCTGCTGGTACAATAATTCCAAATCATTCGTTGGGTGGTGGGGTAACAAATAATATAGTTGTTAATGTAGATGCGTCAGGTTCTAATGTAGAAGGAAATGAAAGACAAAGTAGAGAGCTTGGTCTTGTACTTTCTACTGCTATACAAGCACAACTGATACAGGAAAAACGACCCGGAGGTTTACTTGCATAATGGCAACATTCCCATCATTTACACCAACATATTCAGGTTTTAGAAAAAAATCAAATCCTTTTGTAAGAAATGTTCGTTTTGCAGATGGTTATGAACACAGAATTTTATTTGGATTAGCTGCACATCAAAGTCCAAAAACTTTTGATGTTGAATTTAACGAATCAGAGGAAGATGCAGATGTAATTGAAGCATTTTTAGAAAGCAGAGAAAATGATCAAGCAAGTTTTGATTTTACACCTCATGGGGAAGCGATATCAAAAACAGGTACATATGTTCAATCTGGTACAACAATTACAATAACAATTACAAAGCATGGAATTGCTATTGGTAAAACTGTAACACTTGATTTTACAACTGGAAATGCTACAGATGGTTCATTTATTGTTGCATCATCAGCAGATCAAAATACATTTACTGTTACTGCTGCAAGTAGTGCCTCTAATAATGGTAATGTCACAGCTACAATTTCTGGCTCTAAAAAATTTGTTTGTGAAGGTTATACAAAAACAATTCCATATAATAATAGAGCCAGAATAACAGCACAATTTAGAGAGGTTTTTGAACCATGAGCAGTAGTGTTATTAGTGATGTTCAATCAATTAATCCTTCATCAATTATTGAATTATTTACTTTAACAACTACTGCTGCTTTGCATGGTTCTGCAACAACATATAGATTTCATGCTGGATCAAGTTTAAATGCAAATGGCGAGATTGTATGGGCTGGAAATACTTACCAAAGGTTTCCTGTACAGGTAGAAGGCTTTGCATATCAAAAAGGTCAAATACCAAGGCCAACTTTAACTGTTAGCAATGTTCTTGGAACCATTACATCAATACTTCTTACTGTAAATCAAACAACAACTGGAAATGATTTAACAGGTGCAACTTTAACAAGAATACGAACACTTGCTAAATTTATTGATGCTGTAAACTTTGCTGGCAATGTAAATCCATATGGAACACCAGACCCTACTGCCGAGTTTGCACAAGAAATTTATTCAATAGATAGAAAGTCACAAGAGACAAGAGAGGTTGTTGCTTTTGAACTTGCTGCACCAATTGATCTTGCTGGTGTAAGGGCTCCTAAAAGACAATGTACAAGGGCAGAATTTCCTAGTATTGGGAGAATAAGGGTATGAGTTGGAAAGATGTTGCATTGGCTCATGCAAAAGAGCAAGACCCGAAAGAGTCATGTGGTTTGTTAATAGATATAAAAGGAAAAGAAAAATATTTTGCTTGTAAAAATTTATCAAATTGGTCAAATCAATGTTTTATTATTGATCCTGTTGACTATGCAAAAGCAGAAGATTCTGGAAAAATTTTAGCTGTTATTCATAGCCACCCAACAACACAACCGATTGCTAGTCAAGCAGATATGATTAGTTGCGAAGATGGAAATTTGCCATGGCATATAGTAAATCCAAAAACAGAAGAATGGGGTTATTATGAACCAAGTGGATATAAGCCACCTCTTATTGGAAGGCATTGGGTTTGGGGTATTACTGATTGCTGGTCTTTAGTAAGAGATTGGTATAAAGAAACAAGAAATATTATTTTGAGAGATTGGGAAAGACCAATCACACCTGAAGAATTTATTGCAGATCCAATGTTTGAAAGATGTGCGTGGCGTACAGGTTTCAGACAATTAAGACCCGAAGAAAAACTTGAGAATGGAGATTTATTATTTATGTCTATTTTAGCTAACGGTTTAAATCATGTGGCGATTTTTATAGATGGTGATGTTTTACATCATTTAGCAGATAGAATAAGTTGTAAAGAACCATACAACGAATGGTTGTTAAAATGTACTGGTATGAGGTTACGTTATGCTCCGTAAACTTAAGCTGTATGGCGAACTGGCTGAGATAACAGGTCATAAAGAATTTGATGTTGCTGTAAATACAACAGCACAAGCTGTAAGTTTTCTTGTTAATAATTTTCCACAGTTAGAAGTACATATGGCTACTAGGTATTATCAAGTATTACTGGAAAAAGAAGATGTTGGCATTGATGAATTACATTTTCCTGTAGGTCAATCTGATATAAGGTTTGTGCCTGTAATATCTGGTGCTGGTGGTAATTTAGGAAAAATTATACTTGGTGGTGCTTTAATTGCAATGAGTTTTGGTGTTGGAGGTTTATTTGCAAATCCTTTAACTATTGGAGGTAAAGGCTTTTTTGGTTTTGCTGCTGCTGGAACAGGAGCAAAAGCTGCTTTTGGTATAGGTGCTGCTTTGGTTCTTTCTGGTGTAAGTGGCATGCTTTTCCCTGTACCCAAAATGCCAGAATTTAGTTCAGAGCAAGATCCAAGACTATCATTTAGTTTTAGTGGTACACAACAAACTGGTCGGGCTGGTACACCAGTTCCTGTTGTTTATGGAGAAATAATTACTGGTTCAGTAGTGATTTCTGGAGGAGTCGATACGGAGCAAGTGCAAGTATGACGCAAAATCGCAAACTTATAAGTGGTTCTGGTGGTAGGCCAAGTCCACCGCCACCAAGACAACCGACAAGGACTAAAGATACACTGCACAGCAAACAGTTTGCAACTTTTCTTGATTTGATAAGTGAGGGTGAAATAGAAGGAAGTGCATCTGCTTCAAAGGAAGGAATTACTGATAAAACATCAACAGCATATAAAAATGCGTATCTTAAAGATGTATTTTTAAACGATACACCTATATTAAGAGCAACGGCATCATCAACAAATCCAACAGATGCTGATTTCAATTTTCAAGATGTAACATTTAATTCAAGACACGGTACTGCAAATCAAACAAAAATTGATGGAATTGAAAGTAGTCAATCCACAATTCCAGTTGGTGTAACTGTAACAGCAGCAAGTCCAGTTACAAGACAAATTACAAATACAGATGTAGATAGAATAAGAGTATCAATTACATTTCCACAAATACAAAAAGCAACAAATGAGGGCGATTTATTAGGTTCTTCAGTTCAATTTAAAATTTCTGTTCAATATAATTCTGGTGGTTTTACAGATATTCATACTGATACTGTTACAGGAAGAACTGCTGATGCGTATCAAAAAGATTTTTCTGTCAAAGTAACTGGTTCTTTTCCTGTTGACATAAGGGTTACAAGAATTACCGCAGATAGTACAGATACAAGTTTAATTGATTCATTTCAATGGACAAGTTTCACTGAAATAATTGATGATGCTTCTACATATGCTAATTCTGCATACAACGCAATAAGGTTAGATTCACAAACATTTAGTTCAATTCCATCAAGAAAGTTTAGGATTCGTGGGATTAAAGTAAGAATACCGGGTGCTGGTGCATCTGGTTCTGGAACACCTACCGTTGATACTGCAACTGGTCGTATTGTTTATCCAGATGGCTATATATTTAATGGTGTCATGGGTGCTGCTGTTTGGACTTCTTGCCCAGCAATGATTTTATTAGATTTACTTACAAATACAAGATATGGCTTTGGCGATCATATAACAGACAGCAACCTTGATTTATTTTCTTTTGTAACTGCAAGCAAATATTCAAATACTCTTGTAGATGATGGTTTTGGAGGACAGGAACCAAGATTTAGTTGCAATGTAAATATTCAAACATCTTCTGAAGCTTTTGATTTGATTAATGAATTATCAGGTGTAATGAGATGTATGCCAATTTGGTCTGCTGGTTCAATAACCATTACTCAGGATTCGCCAAAAGATGCAAGTTATCTTTTTAATCTAAGTAATATTACATCAGAAGGTTTTAATTATTCTGGAAGCAGTTTAAAACAAAGACATACTGCTGTTGCTGTTTCATATTTTAATATGGATAGCCAAGAAATAGATTATGAAGTTGTAGAGGACAGTACTGCACAAAGTAAATTTGGTATTATTACAAAACAAGTAAAAGCATTTGGTTGTACATCAAGAGGCCAAGCCGCAAGACTAGGCAGAGCTATTTTATTTGCAGAACAAAATGAATCAGAACTTGTAAGCTTTTCAACTTCATTAGATGCGGGTGCAGTAGTAAGACCGGGTGCAATTATAGATATAAATGACCCTGTTCGTGCTGGTGTAAGAAGAGGTGGAAGATTATCTGCTGTTGCTTCAACTACAGTTATGACAGTCGATAATGTAGATAACACAGATTTACCAACTACCAACAATCCAAAATTCAGTGTTGTTTTACCAGATGGCTCAGTTGAGACAAGAAATGTTGCATCTATAAGTTCATCTGGCGTTGTAACTGTTACCTCTGCTTTTTCTCAAGCACCAAATGTAAATACTGTTTGGCTTTTAGCAAATACAACTATTGAATCACAAAAATTTAGAGTAATTACTGTTGAAGAACAAGACGGTATAAATTTCTCCATAACAGCATTATCTTATGTTGCTGGAAAATATGATTTTATTGAAAGTGGTATCGCTTTACCAGAGAGAACTGTATCTGTTTTAAATGAATTAAAACCACCACCATCTAACTTAACAGCAGTGGAAACAATAGTTCCAATAAATAATCAGGCAGTATCAAAAATAATTATAAGCTGGCAGCCAATACTTGGAGTCATTGAATATCAGGTAAATTATCGTTTTGAAAACGGAAACTATGTTACTGAAAGAGTTTCAAGACCTGACTTTCAGATATTGAACAGTCAATTAGGAACTTATGAAATACAAGTTTTTAGTTATAACGTACAAGGCCAACTTTCAGCGACTTCAAATAATATAACTTTCGAGGCTGTTGGTAAGACAGCTTTGCCCCAAGATGTAACAAATTTAAGTGTTGAACCTGTCTCAGATCAGTTACTACGACTACGTTTTGATAAAGCTACAGATGTTGATGTTGTTCATGGAGGTGCGGTGGTATGTAGACATTCCAACTTAACAGATGGCACTGGATCATTTACAAATTCAACTGATTTAGTGCCAGCAAAATCTGGTGCTACCTCTGAAATTTTAATCCCTGCTGTAACAGGCGAAGTAATTTTAAAATTCCGTGATGATGGTGGCAGACTTAGTGCTGGTGAGACATCTGTTGTGGTGACAGTTCCTGATGCTGTGCCAAAACTTGCAATAGTAACTGACAGAGAAGACACAGATGCAACACCTTTTAATGGAGTTAAAGATCAAACTTTTTTTGATAGTAATTTAGGTGGTTTGGTTTTAGGCTCTTCTGTTGAGATTGATTCTGTGACAAGTATAGATGCTCTGCCCTCTTTTGATTTCCTTGGTGATATAGCCTCAAGTGGTACTTATAGTTTTGTTAGTAATATAGATTTCGGTACAAAAGAACCTGTTAATTTAACACGGCATATAATAACAGAATCTTTTTATCCAAATGATCTGATTGACTTTAGAACTGGTTTTATTGATACATGGACAGATATAGATGCTCTTACAGCTTTCGATACCAATGCAAAATTATTAGTTGCGGTTACTGACCTTGACCCTGATTTGTCAGTTTCAGCAACATATTCCCAATCTGGTAACACTGTGACAATTACAAAAAATAATCATGGTTATATTGTGGGCAATCATATAGTTGTAGACTTTACTTCTGGTAATGGAGTAGATGGAGAATATGAAATTGTAACAAAGCCAAATAACAACACATTTACAATAACTTCAACAACAAGCCAAACAACAAGTGGTAACTGTACATATGGAGCTAATTTTACAGCTTTTGAACCAATGGCTAATGGCACTTTTATAGGTAGGGGTTTTAAATTTAGAGCAGAACTAACTTCTACAGATCCAGCACAGAGTATTATTATCAAACAACTTGGATATTCAGCAAATTTAATAAGAAGAACTGAACAACCATCATCAGTTATAGCATCTGGAACAAGCAGGAAATCAGTAACTTTTATCAATACATTCTTCACAGGCACTTCTGAGCTAGGTGGTTCAACATCTGCTCATTTACCTACAGTTGGAATAATTTTAGAAAATATGCAAAGTGGAGATTTTTTCAGTTTACACAACATTACAGGAACTGGTTTTGATATAGATGTTAAAAATGGCTCAAGTTTTGTTAATAGGAATTTTAAATATACTGCTGTGGGTTTTGGTCGAGGCTCTTAATTTATGATAACCTTAAAGAAAAATTGTTAGAAAATGGCTACGCATGATTACGTTTTAGATAATGCTACAGGAGCAAATTTTCGTACAGATCTTAATAATGCTCTAGCTGCGATTGTAAGTAATAATTCTTCATCTTCTGAACCTTCTACAAAATACGCTTATCAATGGTGGGCAGATACAAGTGCTGCTGTTTTAAAAATAAGAAATAGTGCTAATGACGGCTGGGTTGAACTTTTTAAACTTGATGGAACACTTACATTAGCAGATGGTACAAACTCTGCACCAGCACTAGCTTTTCGAGATGATTCAAATACAGGTATTTTTTCAAGTGCTGCTGACACGTTAGACATTACTTGCGGAGGAACTACAAGAGGAAGTTTTAGTTCATCAGGGTTAACTGTAACTGGCGGTATAAATGGAACTGGAGGAAATATTATTTTAGGAGATTCATCAGGTATTAATGATGATCGAATAAAATTTGGAGCTAGTGGAGATTTACAAATTTATCACGACTCAAACGACAGTTACATTCATGATGCGGGAACAGGACATTTAAATATTCTTGCAACAAATTTTAGGGTAAGAAATGCTGAGTCTGACGAAGTTTATATTGTAGCAAATGATGATGGGGCTGTTTCACTTTACTTTGATAATAATGTAAAAGCCGAAACAGTTACAGGGGGATTTACAGTCACAGGAACTTGTACTGCAACATCTTTTGCGGGTGATGGTTCCAACCTTACAGGGGTCAGTGGTACAACAATAAATAATAATGGAGACAATAGAATTATCACTGGTTCTGGAACTGCTGCAACCTTAGAAGGGGAAGCAAACTTAACTTTTGACGGAACACAGCTTCGTAATAATTCTGGTGCAGGGTCAAATATACAAGCAGATGGTTCTGGTAGTTATTTACAAGCTGCGGGTGTTAGGGTTTCAATGGGTCAAAATGATCTTGCACATAATACTGCTGTTGGAAACGGAGCTTTAGATAGCACAACAAGCGGTTCAGATGACTGCACCGCAGTTGGACATAATGCCATGACAGGAGTTACCACAGGGGCAGATAGTACTGGTATAGGCTCCCATGTAATGACAGGAGCCATGACAGGGAGTTTCAATACTTGCCTTGGCCATGGTGCAATGAATGTAGTGACTTCAGGTGCACAGAATACCGCCCTTGGCCGTACTGCTCTTCTTCTTTTGACTACAGGCAGCAACAATGTAGCCGTGGGAATGGACGCACTCGATAGCGTAACAACATCGGGAAGCAACATGGGAATTGGATCTGATGCGGGGCAAAACATAAGCACTGGAACGCAAAATGTAGCGATTGGAACAAGTACACTTCAAAACATAAATACGGGAAGTAGAAATATAGCGATTGGACATACAGCAATGCAAAGTGCTACAGGAGCCACACATGATAATTGTATAATTGGTTTGCAATCTGGATATAACCTTGACACAAGCAATGCTTATTACAATACAGCTCTTGGAAATTATATTTTAGACTCTGCAACTTCTGCACATTCAAATACTGGAATCAGTTACGCTGCTTTGAGTAACCTGACCACGGGCGACGGCAATGTGGCTATTGGTATTTTTTCAATGGTCAATTCAACGACTGCGGCGGGAAACACCTGTATAGGCAACACTGCGGGGCACGACATAATTGACGCCCAAGAAGGTGTTTGTCTTGGAAATGCTGCGGGATTTTCAGCAGGCAATGATTATGTATCTGGTACTGGTGGAATTTATATTGGTTCGGCCTCTCAAGCTAGTTCAAGTAATGTAGCCCAAGAAATTGTTTTGGCCTATAACCAAATAGGAAAAGGAACAAGAACATTTTTATGTGGTGCCGACCTTGGTGTTTATCACGCAGGCAATACAACAACTTGGACTACTACTTCTGATGAAAGAATTAAAAAGAATATTGTAGATAATAATGTTGGACTAGATATTATTACTAAGTTGCAGCCAAGAAATTTTGAGTATAGGTCATTAGACGAAATAAAGGAAACAACTTTAGCTTCTGTTGCTGACAAAGCTCTTGTTAATAAAACTGGTACACAATTAGGATTTGTTGCACAAGAATTAGAAAAAATATTGCCTGCTGCCGTACATACAAACGAACTTGGAATAAAAAATGTTAACTCTGATAATATAATTTATTATTTAATAAATGCTGTAAAAGAATTATCTACTAAAGTCACTGCCCTTGAAGCAGGGTAAAATATAAAAAAACAATTATGGAACCTTTTACTAAAGAACGTATTGCAAGAATTTATGCAAATGCAAGTGGCAGTGTAGAACTTATTAATAAATTTTCTACATTTTCTGAATGGCAAGCTGCAAATCCTTTAGATTTTATTACAACTGAAGAGGATTGGAAAGCAGAAATTCAAAGAAATGTCGAACATTTAGAAACAATTAAGACATTAAAAACAATAAGTACAAAAACTTCAATTTGGACAACTGAAGATTTTACTGACATAGATTCTGCTATAACTACTGGTAAGGCTCTTTATTCTTAAATTATGGATCACAGACAACAATTAGAACAACTTGGACTTGAAAAGCAAAAACTTATTGCAGCACTTAATGAGGTTGAAGGGGCGATGAAGTACGCTGTTCAGTGTTTAAATTCTGAATTGAAATCCGAAGAATCCCTGCCATCAGATAAAGAGGCATTAAAGATACAACAAGAAAAAATGTCATCAAAGTCAAAGGCATAGCCAATTTACTTAAAATTTCTTTTAACATTATGTTTAATAAAATTTGCCAAGTAGCTTCATTATTGTCTCTTTTATTGTCAGGGTCAATGGCTGCGTTTGGTTTTGTAGCGATTCGCTATATGCAAAGTCCAGAGTTTGAAAGGGATTTAAAAAATAAATTAATGGGTGATCTACAAGAAAAAATGATGGAAGAGATACCTTTGCAAATACCCAAAACAACTTACCCTGCAATCCCTCTTTAATGAGTATTCCAGATTTAGAAATACCAGAAATACAAATCCAACCTATATTTGATTTTACAAAACCTGTAGACATAGTACCTTTAACAATAAATGTTCCAGCTTGTACATATCAACATAGAGATATAAAAAATACTGGCAATAGAAATTTATTACTTGATGACCCTAATGGAGTTTTCACAGTTTGTGATGCACCATTTCCAAGTTTTAATCCAATGAATTATCAACCAAACAGTTTGATAATGTCAGAAGATACACCGATACAATCTAGTGAGCCTGAAATACCTGAAACAAAACCACCAGTAACACAGAATCCTGTAGAAAAAAAAGAGGTGTTTTTTATTAAATGCCCTGACCCAGAGAAAGATCAACGCATTGGTGATTTTCGTAACGATAAAAGACTAGAACGTGTTGTCGGGCATAAATTGAACGAAGATGGAAGTAAATGTATTACTTTGTATGAGGACACCAGCTTTACCGAGCAGTACATACCTAATGTCCCTGCTATTACTAATGCTGCTGCTATTGCTGTGGTTGCCGCTAGCACTCCGATTCTTATTAATATTGTGAAACCATTAGTAAAACAAATAATAAATAAATTTACAAAGAAGAAAAAAGACAAGTAAAATAAAAGAACCCTATTCGACAAGGCAATGGATAGGGCGTCTAGGTAGACAAGTCTAACCGTGCTTGTCTACTGCTTTATTAAATGTTTGTGTGGTAATACTTGATTTGGAGGAGTTGTAATAACAATATCTTGGCAAGTAATTGCACTTGGACTACCAGCAACAAAACTTACACCAAGTTTTGCTTGCTTTGCACATTGTTCTAATCTAAATAAACTGATTTCATATTGTGTTTTCTTTATTAGAAGTTTTTGTGCTTCTATATTTACTTTTGCTGCTTCTTTGCATAAATTACCACCATTACCAAGTGGAATATTAAACTGCATACTTATTCCGTAATTAAGATTATAATTATCTTTTTCAAAACGAGGTGTTTCCTGATAATATTTTATTTCACCAGTATCTTCATCATAAATAGCTTGTCTGGTTACAGTTTCGATTGGTCTGTTAAAAGACCAAGCATCAGTAAGATATGGAGTAATTGTCAAACTTGGAGAAGTACAAACAATTCCTTGTGAATATCTATTTTGTGGCAAACTTGATGGGGTTATCATTGTGGCATTATTATTTACAACACCAGTTGATTGACTTTGTGGACTGCTGACAGTTGTATTGGCAAATGTTTTAACAGGCAATAATAATAAAATTATTGCCCAAATGTACTTGTAGTTTCTGAAGTTGTTGATGTAGTAATGGTTCTTGTGATGTTTGTAACCGTGTCTAATCCGGGAGTTATTAATGTTTCTTGAATTGAAAAAGCTGCTCCATCTGTTGCAATTTTCCATCTTGGTACTGCTTCTAGGTTTGGACTTGTCCAACTAAAATTTACTCCTCCAACTGTTTGTGTACTTTGAGTTGTAGCAGTAGGGTTAATATATCCTGTTTCAGCTTCAATATTATGTCCACTTGCTGCATAACTGTAGCCAGTTCTGTATTGATAACTTGTGATAGTTTCATTTATAACACTTTGACTTGTAGAAGAGGTTGTTTGACTACCGCTACGAAACTGAGGGACTACGGGTGTGGCCATCAATCTCGTAGGTAATACAATTATAATTAGTAACCAAAGTCTAGTCAATTGTAATAGTTACTTTTGTCGAACCAATACAACTTGTACCCGAACCACCAGCAGTACAGGTGTGAACTCCCGAACTCAATGACGTAAGGGCAAGAGATCCAGCAGTACCGCCTGAACCAATAGTAGTCTGTCCACCTAATACTGGTAATGATGCAATGCCCGAACTAGGAGTTACGGCAGATGGTGTAGCATCACCCATAATTACAGATTCTGTTTTTGAGAAAGAAGAACCAGCAGTTGTTATTGATGTATCAGTTTGAATCATTGCAGGCACCCCATTAGATAAACTGCCAACATTTATTCCACCAATCTTTCCAGATGTTGTTGTATCTCCTACAGTCACAGATGGTGTAATATTATTACCACTTAATGAATATGTAGTTCCTACTTTATTTGTAACCACATAAGGCATATCAACAGTTATTTGGGCAGACGTAACAAATTCCTGTTTTATATCAGCAAATGCAACTGATGGAAAAAATAATAATAAAGCAAATAGTTTTTTCATTTGATACCTACTTTGTTGTTTTTATTATCTACTATAGTGTCTTTTTTCTTTTTTATCGAAAAGCCTAGTGATGCAGTAGATGCTGAAAAAATACTTGCGATAAATGTCGGGTCAAAATCTACTATTTTTTTGCCATTTGGCGGTTCATAGTATGAAAGGGATAAAAGTGTTGCCGACCATAAAAGTACACAGACTTTTACAATGGTTTCGACTTTGCTTGGTTCTTGATCTTCCATAAAAAAAGCTGCCTAGTGTGTGAGGAGTAAGCTGCTGACCACTGCTTAATTTAGACAGCATATGCCAAATGTAACAAAAACTGTTATGTTTGGAAAGTAACACAATAAATTATGATTAAAATTCTAAAACCAATCTTAATGACATTCCTAACAACAACAACTGTAAAACGTCTTGTTGTTGATTTATTAAGAGCAATTTGTAAACAAACGACAAATACACTAGATGATCGTGCAGTAGATATTTTGGAAAAACAACTTTTTCCTAATTAATTATGGATAAAAATTTTATATCAGTATTAATTGAACCAATACCAGTAGAAAAAAAATTGGCTACTGAGGTAAAAATAAGAGATATTATTGCTTGTACTGATATAGAAGTTTTAAAGAATTACACAATAAAACTGTTACAGCAAAATGTTAATCACGATTATGTATTAACTCATGCGTTAGTCAGAATACTTGAAATGGAAGATGAAATGAATAAAAAGAAAAGGTTTGGTTTATTTGGTAACTAAATATGGTTTTAGTTTGTCTTTATATTTTTCTATAACTTTTAATCTTACTGTTTCTGGAATATTCCTCATAGTTGGCAAAGGGTCAAATATATTTTCTATGGTTTCAATTGCTCCAAAAGCTTTTTCACCAATAACCCAAATAACATTAATTAATGGCTTTTCTGGGTGAATACCACTTTTTTCATTAAAGAAAAAACCAGCCTCCATAAATTCAATTTTTACTTCAATATCTAAATTCATTCGCAATCGCATTGTGGACAATCAAAATGTAATGGTTCTTGCGTAATAATTGCAGATAATACAAGCAAAGCTAATTTTGTTGGTGGTTGTTCATTACTAAAAAATAATATTTTTTCTTTTTGTAAATGCACACCTTTTTTTGAAATTATTAATGAAGCATCTGCCATATCAGATTGTTTAAATTCTTTTTTAGATAACTGAGAAATAAGTAGACCAACACCATGCTCATTATGAGTCATGGTGCAGGGGTGATAATCAAATAAATCTTCTCCAAAACAATCAAGACCACATTCTAAATGATCTAAAAATACTCTTACTTCAAATGGAAGTTTTGATTTAGCTAAACCAATTTCTTCTTGTGGTAACTTTTTAAAATTCTTCTTCATTTTGTTCTGGCTTTTGATAATCAGAGACAACCATTTTCATATATGGATTGCCACTATTTGATTTTGCGGGGAACATTTTTGCTCGAATTTTTACAGCATTATTGCCATTCCAATCTTTTATAAGATTTTTTTCGTCCATAGCATAATCGTAAAGTTTTAAAACCTCGTCAACTGTTATTTCAGATACAGACCAATATTTGTGTTGTTCGTTTTCTGATTGGCAGTTAAACCACATGGAAAATTTTGATTTTGGTGTTTCAGACATTTACTTTTGCTCCGTAGAT